TTATGCAGGTATAATTGTATATAGAAACAAAATATTTTCTAACGAGTGTAACATCTTGATACAAACACAATCGGGATGATAGGATTTGAACCTACGGCCACTCGCTCCCAAAGCGAGTGCTCTACCAAACTGAGCTACGTCCCGAAAAATAGGTTCCTATCGCCGCTAACTCTGAACCTACCAAAGGAAGTTACCGCAGCCATCATGTGCGACCTACCAAGGCTAAAACTCCATGAGAGTAAAATCCAAGGAGGATACATCCGAGGATGGCACTTATAATTGTAGCAGTTTTATTATGTTTGTCAATAGCTTTATCGATCATTTCCTGGCACTGTTTTTCTGTGACGTAGTGCTCTGGTTTTATTTCATCCATCCTGTGAGACATTCTTCAAATTATCCATGGGATCAGGTTCTCCTCTTACAATAGCACAAGCTCTTTTATAGTAGAAGTTGTCTGTTGTGCCGTTTTCCTCAAATTTTTCCTTAATAATTTTCCAGTTCTGTAAGTCGTCGGGATGCATAATGGTAGAAAGATTGTCTACAATACTATTTAATGTAGCAATCTGCTACACTGTTGTCAAGTGTGTGTTCATTCTCTGACGAATTGTTCCAGTGTCTTATGACTCCAGATACAATAAAAATATTAGTGACCATGTAACTAACAAATATACAGGTGCGAACGATAGCAACCCAATCATCATAATTTTCTGTTTTTGTGTCACTGAAACTTCCTAATGAGTACTTCCAAATTTCCCAAAGTTTTTTCACCGAACTTCAAAGTCCAACTTACGAACTTTGCGTTGCCTTCTTTGCTCCTGCCAAAGGATATCTTCCTGTGACAAGACACTTTTTTTAGTCTTTGGTTGCTTAGAGTTTAACATCATAACAAGAGATAAGTCAACAGCAGAAATCTTATCTCCACGAATGGTCGTCATATTTGGACAACCACAAGAAACAGTTTTATTAAGGTGTCCCTCTATTTCCTTTCCACAGGAACGACATCTTACTCGGATATTATCCATTGTATAGTGATTACTTCGTCAGTTTTCACTTATTTATATGGGAGATACCGGGATCGAACCAGTGACCCACTCGGTGTAAACGAGTTGCTCTACCTCTGAGCTAATCTCCCAAACTCCCCAGGTAGGATTTGAACCTACGACCAGACGATTAACAGTCGTCGGCTCTGCCGCTGAGCTACTGAGGAATGCGTTGTTCTTTTTTGAGTTTGAAGTACATAGTATAATACTTCCTTTTTATTTTGTCAAGGGTTTCCATGTCATCTATAAATCCCATCCATTTACATAATTGAGAAGAACCTTCCAGTTCACTAATTAATCTCAGAAGATTAGTTTGTTCAACTGGAAGTCCACCTTCTTTATATTGAGACAATGGATTCATTTTTTCTTATCAAGAATGTATTCAACGGTATCAGCAACATCTTCCATGGCATCACGTAGATAGATTCTTTGACCAGAATGTTGTTCTAGTTTTGTGATACCATTTTTGAACTCTTCAGATAGAGTCCAACGCCACTGCTGCATACTCTTTGAATACCAGAGATTAATCTTCATTAGAAAGGTTTCCTAACTTAGTATCTATGTTCCCAAGAAGACGAATCATTGCCGAATTATTAGACTCAAGATCATCGATACGTTTATGTAACTCAAGAATCATATCATAGAGATTCTTACATTCTGCAGTTTCTTTATATTGTTTTTTCATTATTCTAACTCCCAACAAGCTTCTCGTGCTAACTCTGGATTCTTTTTCAGTGCTTGACTGACGTGACTGTGAACATCCTGTTCCAATGTGTGATGTGCTTTAGTGTGGACAAATTCAATCACCCCAAGAGATCCACAGATCGTTAAGTTTAGGACAGTGAGAGGGTGAAAAAGGTAACGCATAAAAAAGGGGGTGCCGTCGCACCCCATTATAACACCTAGATGTTTAGTTGTAAACTCAGAAGGAATACTTCACACCCAGTTTACCACCCAGACCAAAGTCATCCTCGTCATCGGCAGTCAAGAAGGAAACCTCACCATAGACTCCGAGAGCATCGGTAACGGGCACGCCAACTCCTGCTTTACCAGAGAACTGAGTTTCGGTCTCGACACCATCCACAGCAATCACGGCAGGACCCGCTTGGACGTAATATCCAGTAGCACCAACAGTGCCCTCATAGCCAACGTGAATGTCTGTAGTTGCCCCGGTGTAGTCATCTCCCGTCCAACCAGCATTGGTTTCCACGTTGACGTAGGGACCTGCAAGGGCAGCGCCTGCGGACATAGACAGAGCAGCAGTTGCTGCGAATACAGATTTGATCATTTTTTAAAACCTCTTTAGTTACTTGCGGAGTGATTACCCGCAGATGAATAGGGACTCGACTTGTCCCGTTTGTTGCCTTTTGATACAATTTGACAAAAGGTGTATTATTTATACTAGGTATAAATTCGGATTATTCGGCAATCCGAAAGCGAGTGACGAGGATCGAACTCGTGACACCAACTTGGAAGGATGGGATGTTACCGCTACACCACACTCGCAGAAAAGGCAGATGCCTATTGTACAACAGATTGCCAGTCTTTGTCAAAGATTTCCAATCCTTTATCTGTAAGAATATGATTGTACATATCTTCAAAGACTTTTGGTGGCATGGTTACCACTTGTGCTCCATTATACCATGACCTCACTGCTCTTTGTACACTTCGGATAGAAGCAGAAAGAACCTGAGTCGGACATCCATGAATGCGATACAGTTCAGAAATAGAACGTATCACTTCAAGTCCTGCAACAGACTGATCATCAAGTCGTCCCACAAAAGGGGACACATAATATGCACCGGCTCGAGCAGCAAGAACTGCTTGTGCGGCAGAGAAAATCAGAGTTACATTGACTCGAATATTTTGATATGATAGTTCTCGACAAGCAGCAAGACCATCTTTGGTCATTGGTACTTTAACAGTCGTACAGAAACCAAACTTTTCCCGAAGTCTGAGTCCCTCTTTAATCATTTCATCTGCAGTACCAACAACTTCCATACTCAGATCATTAACTCCAAGATCTTTCAGTTCTTGATATACATCATCAGGATTTTTACCACTCTTCATAATCAGAGTAGGATTGGTGGTGATACCATCAATTAATCCGGTTTCAAAATGTTTTTTAATTACGTCAGTATCAGCAGTATCCAGAAAAATTTTCATTTTAATAAAAATATGGAAAAGAGCAGGTGAACCAACCTGCAATTTTGGGGAGATGTCTACCCATGGTTGTGTTGTGGTGGGCGGAAGGAATACATTATACCTTCACCGAGTGGGAATCACTGATGTGATAATAGGTCACTCAGACTTTCGGACCTCCTGGTAAGAGTTCTGTGCGAACACAGCGGGCACCACCCCTGTCCTATTATACATTACGCCGTGCCTCCACAAGCGTTGTTCTGTCACACCCTATGGGAATCCGTCGATTCCCAACGACTCAGGTAGGATTTGAACCTACGACCGACTGCTTAGAAGGCAGTTGCTCTATCCAGCTGAGCTACTGAGTCATGTGAGAGGCGGGAACAGTCTGCCGTTCCTCTTATCGTGTTTGCCTCTCAACTCAGTTATTATAGGGTATCCAGGTCAGGGAGTCAACCCTTTTTCTTTTTTGGAGCAGATTCTTCTACCACTTCCGTTTCTGCCACTTCTGCTTCGGGTTCAGGTTCTGGAAGTTCTACTCCAATTTGTGTCAAATATTCGATAGCACCTTGTACTTTAAAAAATAATTCTCTTCTATTTCCGGTCGTTTCTTGAAGTTTTTCAAGATCACTTCTCAGTGCATCTCTCTGTTCCAAAAGATTTGCAAGATGTTGTTGTTGTTCAGTCATGATAGTAATAAAGTTCTAATTACATGATTCGCACTATTTAGACATTTTATAAAACTAAATAATTCCACATCCTCTTCAAAAAACTATACCGATGAGAAAGGCATTTATTGCTTTTGGTATGATATTGATGACCGCAGGTGCAGCAAATGCTGGCGGATTAGTTCATAAAATGTCATCTAGTGTCCAACTTACCGTAGATACTGCAAGAACCACTGCGACTCGACTGGGTTCTCAGTACAGTATATCAGGGTCTAATGTAAATACTACAGATGGCACAACTGCCGGAACTATCACCACTGGAACTTTATCTAGTGGAATCTATAGTCCTAGCAACATTTCTGCGACACAAGCAACTGATGGTGAAGCATTCTCTTTCAGTGCTTCATATATACAAGGTGATGCAGTTCCAACTTCAGCTGCTTCAGTAGGTGCAGTCGGCAACTTCTCCAGTCAAGTTTCTTATGCTGCTGGAACAAAAGACACCTTAGCAGGTACTATTGCAACAGACGGTGGTATTACAATGACTGCTGGCGGAGCTGGTACAAGTGCGATAGGACAATTTGTAAGTGAGATCACGGTGATAGATTAATGACAAAACTACAAGAAGCAATCGGTCTCGGATTGATTCTTGGGGTTATTCACGGATTAGTACAACCTGCTTATTCCGTACCCGTGGTTCCCAACTTTACTCAGGGATCCATGACCAGCCACACTGAAACGACTTCAAAACAAACTGAGACAATCAACTCCATAGACTATGCTACAGGATGGCAATATACAGTATCTGGAACAAATGTTTCCAACAACGGAGCAGCACTTCTGCCTCCAACGACAACCAACAATGTGGTGGTGACTCCCATGGGAGGAATAGAAGGAACAGTTACAAGTTCCGCAACTGGATTGAACTTCAACAATTCAAACTTCACAATAACAGATCCCGGAAAATCATTTCAGTTCACGACGACCTATCAAGGTCCTGGTATAACAAACCAGACTGTGATTCAAAGAACAACGGAAGTTATCAGCGTAACCGACACTACAAGTATCTTTACCCAGTAATCTTATGTCTAACAAATCTTGCGACTGTCCCTGCCACACTGGCGGCAGATGTAGGGGGTGTGAGTGCAACAGCAAATCCAATCGCTAATAGTTCAGGCTCGGTGACCAACCAAGCCATCCAGGTTTTACAAGGCCCATATATCACTAACACATACGGAAATGGAATCAGTTGTCAAGGTCCAACTGCCAATTTCACTCCGTATATTACTCATGCAAAAAATGATAAGGATCCATTTGAAACTTTCTACATGGAACCTCAATATGATGCTAGAGACTTTGAAGGTCGCATGGTAGAAGTACAAAAAAATGTCAAGAACTGGCCTTGGGAAGATCATTATGATAATAGAACTTATACAAATGCTGATGGTGAAACTGTAAGAGCATATGAAGATGGTGCAGACATGACAATTACTGTCATGGAAATGCAAGGTGATGGTGTTCCTGATAATCCAGGTTCACAACTCTGGCAGAAACCAGTCAGAACCGGAATGACAAGAAACAGTAGTACAAGTATTGGTTTATCTGCAACACTTTCCATACCACTCGATGGTGGATTACAAGAAAGATGTAAACAAGCAGCAGAAACTCAGATTGCACTACAAGGTCAGATGCTTGCCAATAAAAGATTAGACTTTGAATTAGCCAGACTCAAGAATTGTGGGGAATTATTACAAAAAGGAATTCGTTTTCATCCCAAGAGCCCATATGCGAGAGTATGTGCCGATGTGATAGTGATGAATAAGAATGCTATTGCACCACACGTTCATTCTATTCCTTCCCCTTCAGTTTCCGGATCGCGTGATTCCGCACCTTCTGCTCCTGCCTCCTCTCAAAAACAGATTCCTGCAGGGTCTTCTTACCCCGTAAGGCAGCAATCTTCTTTATCACCTTCTTCACAGTCGGTTTCACCACTCTTAACAAAAGATCAGCAATAGGTTTTGCGAGCAGTGCAGAACTCGTCGCTACCACAGCAATTGAAGCAGTAGTAATCACCATACCTGGTGATGGTATGTTCTGAATAATCTGATCGGGAATGGATAAATCCTCAAATACGGGAAGACATTCTTTCCCGACCATTTCATATGCGACTAATTTTTTATTTCCTTCTACAATTTTTCCGACAGGATCTTTTAATTGCTGTGCTCTAGTTGGACACTCAGGCATGGGTGCCTCTGTCTTAGGAACTCTAGGTGCCGGTGCCTCTGGAACTTCAGGTTTCGGTGGTGGTTTATATGCAGGTGGAGGTGGTGCCTCTTGCTCTAATTTAATCTTATTTGCATCATAATCTATCGGATAATAACTTGGTGTCCCTGCATCACACAGAGTCATTGTGCCTTTATCATCCTCATTTTTTAAATTAGTATTTCTATCACTATCTGTATGCGTTTCAACACATCCAGGAATATTGACAATAGGAGTTCCTATCTCTGTTGTTACCGGGGGATATATTGGTACTGCTAAAGGTGACTCAGATGTCAAACTGCGGGGAATATAAATTTCTCTAATACCAATATCCCCTATATTAATTCTAATATCAGGGATCGGCATCAGAAACCAGGAATACCTCCTCCTGTTGCTCCTGGAATTGCACCACCAGTTGTGCCAGGAAGTTCAGGCATGGCAGATTCTAGCATACCAGGAAGTGCTCCTGCAATTGCTTCTGTTGCTGCCGATGCAATTTTTTCTTTTGCATTTTCAATCAGTGTATCACGTTGAGTGTAAACATATGTACCACCACCGATGATACCTGCCACACCAACAAATGATAAAACTGCGAGAACATTGATTACTTTTTGCATTGTTTTACTCCGTTAAAGTTCCATATGATCTACGAATTTCACGTAGTTCTTCAAAATCTTTCTGTTTTGTTCCACCATCATATGCCCAGGCATATCCTTCGGTGATCATTTGTTCATTGAGGGACAACTCCTCGTCCCCGATGTAAAGCCAGCCAAGAAGACGACCATACTTGCCGACGCCACCAACAAGTTCAGTCCTAACAGACAACTCATCATCACCAGATATAGCACCCTCCAATTTTTCTTTGAGCCAGTTCGTTGCGTCAATTCCAAGTTTCTTTTCCTCAAGATCTCTGGTCCTCTTCTCTGGAGTATCCACTCCTGCAATTCTAACTCTCTCTTTCTTGTAAAGGTCAAATCCAAGATCGATAGTAACATCAATCGTGTCCCCGTCCAGAACTCTGTTGATCTCCACTACTCGGAAGTTGTAACAACTCTTCCGACTTGGGGGTGTCATTGCTCCCATGGTCTTCTTTATCATCTATACTCAATATATAGACGATAATATATGCAACTCCCATTAAAAGTATAATTATAGAAATTATTACACTCCAAACAGGGTCATTTATATTTTCATGAGATCTAAGAATTAAATTCATAATTTATTATTCGGATCTAATCCCAAAGAAATTAAATATTCCGTCCACCAATCAGGATTTTTTTTACACTTCCAATGTGGAACATCCAGTCCCTTCTCAGAATAATACTCATATAAAGCATTATCGATAATCTGTGCTGTCTCCATATTCCTCTTCCTCCTCATCAACGTCTGCATACGGGTTTTCCAGGTAGGGTCCTCGTTTCCGTAAAGGTTCTTTTCTGACATAATCCGATTCAGCATTTACGGCAGAAATCCAAACTGCAATTTTTAACACTATGTAGATAACGACAAGTGGTGTAAAGCATAGTAGTAGTGTTAATTGATAGTTCATATGTTCTCACCTATGAAATTATCAGGTTCTTCTTCATCATCCCAGTCTGGTTCATAAAGAGGACATGGTTCTTCAAACAAGTGTTCCATTCTAAGTTGTTTGATTCTTTCCCTGAGGGATTTATAAAATTCTCTCTTTTCGTCATCTTTCATTTGTGACTTTTGGTGAATGGTTCCCAGTGTTCCCAACCATAATTATGTATAGCCCAAATTCCTATGATAGGAACAAACACAAGGCAAAAGGACATAAACCCTAATGCCAAAGGATTTTCCATTGTATGTCTTACGAATAACTGTACATAGTGCATGTTATCCTCGGTATCTACCTGGCCATGTTAACTGCATTCCAGCAATTAGTACTGTAATAAAAGTTACTACAAACAATAATGTCATGCCGGATAATCCCAATTTGTTATGAAGTTTGTTTTATGTACTGGACCCCATTGCCCTTCATGATAAATGTATGGTGCTGTCCTGATAGGACACTTATCACCCACACACAATAAATCATCAACAATTCTCCAAGATTCTAAAACCTCTTCGGAATGAACAAAATGAGATTGATCGTTATGAAGAGCATCAAATAAAAGTTTTTCATAACCATCAACACCTAACCAATCAGGATAACGATGAGTCAGAGTTGCTGTCTCCACATCATTTTTGAATCCCGGTGCCTTCATATCAATTCTGATATCAAAGTGTGGATGTGGTTGAAGACGCATTACGATACGATCATTATATTCATGTCCATCAAACAATTGTTGAGGTGGTGCCTTAAGTTTGACGACAACTTCGACACATTGATATGGCATTTTCTTTCCACTCATGAAGTGAAAAGGAACTCCCTCCCAACGCCAGTTATCGATATATAAATCACCAGCAATATAGGTAGCAGTGTCACTGAAAGAATCAACACCGTCTTCAGATTTATAAGATTCATATTGACCAAAAATAACTTTATGTCCTAGTTTAGTTGCCGCAAGTACCTTCGTCTTCTCTCTACGGATCTCAGTGGCATTCATTTTACATGGTGCTTCCATGGCAATTAATGCCAGAACCTGAAGCATATGGTTCTGAAGCATATCTCTGACAACACCAGAACCATCATAGTATTGTGAACGACCTTCACAACCAATTGTTTCTGTCGCATAGATCTGAACCTCTTCTATGTACTGCCGGTTCCAGAGTGGTTCAAGTAATGTATTGCTAAAACGAGTGGCAAGGATATTATTAACAGTATCTTTACCGAGATAATGATCAATGCGATAGACTTGTTTCTCGCGTAAATGTCGCTCCACCACTGACTGTAAATTATCAGCAGATTCATAATCGTACCCAAAGGGTTTTTCAATAACCACACGCGATCTTTCTGGGTCATCTAAAAATCCTGCTGACTTAAGGTGAGTGATTGCACTAGCATAAGTATTTGGTGGTACAGATAAGAAATATGTGGTGTCAGCACTCTGATCATGCAATTTCATTAGACTTTCTTCACATTCCAAATCACAAGATACAAAATCCAACCAATGGCAAAAATCTTGTGGGTATTCACCTAAATGACGTAACCATTCATCTCTAGAAATTTCTCTGCGAGAAGAACCAACGATCAATAATCCTTCAGGAAGTAAATTTTTTTTCCATAACTCATAGAGTGAAGGAATAAGTTTTCTTTTACAAAGATCTCCTGCCGCTCCAAATATAACTATGCGTTTACTAATGTGCTGTTCCATTTCCATCGTATTTGTCGGATTCATAATAGACATTTTCACCTTTTCGTAACCCGAAATATATAGTGGATAATACAAACGGGATGGCCAACCATTTAAGTGCTTCACCAAACATTTTCCCAACCTTTATTACAGTGTTGACATCCTTTACCACCACATTTGCGGCAGATCCAATAGATTTTATCGGACATTGTGACCTCCAAACATATATCGCATTCCGTTTAAGATTTTATTTCCAAATTCTCCAAGTCTCCTTGAATTGAATCTTTCAAATAGGGCAGCAGATATAACAGGGGTTGGTACACCGAGATCCACAGCAGCGTGAAGAGTCCAACGACCTTCACCACTATCTGATACTCCTCCATCGAATTTGCTAAGGTGATTATCGTGCCGTAATACATCAGCGGTAAGATCAAGTAACCAACTGCCAACAACAGAACCGCGACGCCAAAGCTCAGCCACCTCAACAACATCAATATCATATTGATAATCTGCCGGGTTTTCCATCGGAGCAATCTCAGCATCCCCTTCCTTAACATATTTGGAACCAAGATCACCATGATGGAGAATATTAAACCCTTCGGCATACGCTTGCATGATTCCATATTCAACTCCATTATGAACCATTTTTACAAAATGGCCTGCACCTGGTCCACCACAGTGTAACCAACCATACTCAGCAGATGTTGCGTTTGTGTAAGGGTCAGTGCGGGGTGCAGAGGCAATGCCAGGTGCCAGTGCCCTGAAAATGGGGGCACAGACAGATACTGCGCCACTTGCACCACCAACCATAAGACAGTATCCACGCTCCAAACCGTAAACTCCACCACTAGTACCACAGTCAATATATTGGATGCCCAACTTTTCCAACCTTTCTGCTCTCCGTCGAGAATCTTTAAAGTTGCTATTGCCATGGTCAATAATAATATCCCCGTCGCCAAGTAATGGTAGTAACTCATTAAGTGTGTCCTCTACTAATTCTGCTGGAATAACAAGTTGAAAGATACCTGGTGCTTTACCAATAATACCTTCCTGATTATGAACTACTTGAACAAGGTTTTCCAAAGAAGTGGCAACTCCACTGACATAACCCTTTTCATATGCTTCTTGAGCTTTTTCATAGTTTCTCCTATATCCCCAAGTTTCAATACCTGCTTTCATCATGCGGCGAGACATGCCCTCACCCATTCTACCAAGTCCTATAATTCCTACTTTCATTTAATAATTTCCATTGCTTTATGTAGTTCTCTTGAATGCTCAAGTTCATCATTTAAGATCTCAAGGATCTTGTCATCATGACCATTGAGTGCCAAATATTTTCCATATGTTTCTGCTGCATGAATCTCTACTTCATAGGAGAGATGGTAAGCAGAGCGAGGATCCACCCAATAATAAACCACGTTGACCCAATAGTAGATAAGTACAAGGTGTCGGGCAAAAAAACGATCCACCCAATAAGAATTGCCACCCCTAGATTCCATATACTCCAGATGTTCTGTCTCGTTAAGTGTTTGAGCAAAATGTTCCTCCATTAGATAGATGTGTTCTGGTCCACGTAATCCTAGAGATTCTCTTAAATGTAAGACACTTAAAAATGCAAAATAAGGAGCTCTTGCTATTTCTTCAAGAACCCAAAAACGTTGAAAGTCTCTTCCTTTATAAAGAAAATCTATAATTGAAACAGTGATATCTAAAATAATTGAATTAAAACTTTTCATTTTAATTACCTCAGTAAAGATGTTCCTCCTGTTCTGCCAACACTACACAATCACTTGTTGGATATGATACACATGTTAAGATAAATCCCTCTTCTATTTGATCATCATCAAGAAAAGATTGCTCCTCCTGATCCACCGTTCCACTTTCAAGTTTACCGGCACATGTAGAACAAGCACCTGCCTTGCATGAAGACGGTGCATCAATATCAGCATCTTCGGCAGCTTCTAAAAGATATTGATCATCCGCACATTGAAAAGTGGTTTCTGTGCCGTCAGATGATTTCCATGTAATTGTATAATCCATTTATTACCTCAATTAACGTGTACTGTTCCAATCATGCCCGCACCTTTATGAGGGGCACACCAATAAGTATAGTCACCAGGATCAGAAAATGCAATATCAAACTCTTCACCAGGTAACATTGCCAGGGATTCGTGACCTAAATCGGGACGACCTTCAACAATAACATTATGTGGAGGAAGCATACCATTTACAAAATGAACTGATTCACCGACGTTAATAGTTACTTCGGCAGGATCAAATACAAGATTACCCCCAGATCCCATGGTTACATCGACTGCCCATGCCGGAGCAGCAAGAAATAATGTAGCGAGAAGTGCAAAAAAGAACTTCATATTCGTTAACTCGACTACACTATCTAGTTACTTTTTACTAGATATAACTTCCTATTTGTTAGCAACCACTGACAGATTTTGCGACCTCTCCACCAAGATCACCTCCAACTTTAGAACCTAACATAGTTGCCCAACCGGCAGCTAACCATCCAATATAAGGTATACCACTCAACACTGGAGCAAGACCACCAGTCATACTAGCTCCCACGATCGCACCGGTTGACTCTCCAGAACCTTCCGACTTGATACACGCTAACTTTTCGGCAGTCAACTTTCCCTCAGAGTCTGGTCCTCCATTTGATTCATTAAACATTGTATATTCTTTTCGGGTAGACTCAGTTTTATCTACACTCTGAGTTCCACCAAAAAATCCTTTTTTATGACTTTCTAGATCTAAATTCTTTTCAGTAACTAATACCTTGGGATCATTAGCATTATATCTAACTTCATATCCATCTTTCCCAACTTTTACATCATAAGAAGAGTACTGCCCGGTAGGAAGATTAATTGCAGGATATTGTGGACGATCAGCATATTTTTCAGTCATCTTCATCAAATGACCAAGAGCACCAATATGTGCAATTGCAACCAAACCACCCACACCAAGAAGAACCCACTTAAATGGATTCTTAGTTGATGTAGGTGTTTCTATTTTTTGGTCTTTCATGTGATCAGGAGTCCAAGACATTGCTTACTTTTTGGGTTCGATAGCAGATACTACCGGTAATTCTTCTTTCTTAGAAGTATTATTTGGTTTACCATTACCACCATTTTTAGCAGGAGAAAGTCCGAACGCAGCTAAAGATCCAGAAAATACAGATGCAATAAATGTTGGATCAAAATCTAAAATCTTTTGACCATTTGGAAGTCGAACGTAACTGAATGTGAGAAGAGAGGCAGACCAAATAAGCACTACGACTTTCACCAAATTACCAAGAACTTCAGATTTATCATCATCGTCTGCCTTCTCTACTGCTGGTTTAGTATCAGCCATATGTAGAGAGTAAGGCAGAATTATTTAGTAATATAACCCTCGTCAATAAGGTACTTTCGAGTCAGTGGTGTTGGTTCATAAACTTCCCACATCTTTCCCTTTGCACAGGCAGCAAGTGCATCTTTAGTCATACCCTCAGTGCGTCCTGCCCAACCTGCTTCTGCTTCCCAAGGAACTGCATGTTCGGGATATGTTCTTTCTGCCAATACACGCCAAATCATAGGCACATCTTCTTCAGGTTTGATGATAGCAATAAGACTATTATCAATAGTTCCTGCCATACAATCCTGTGCGGCGTGCCATCCTTCATGTCGCATCACTTGCATAAGAATATTAGGACGATCCATGTATTCTCGATTTAAAAAGAAATTATTTCCCACCGTATGATAAACACCACGATGACCAACAGGAAAATACTTGGAGTCTGCTAAAAACACCCCAACTCCGACTTGCCTAAGAGAGACAAGCATATTGTTGAATTCATTAGCAACAGGATAAAAATCGTCAGTATTGGAATACTCACTAGAAATATCCAAAAGATTAGTAACTTGTTTGACTCCATCTGCACATTCCTTTAGTAACATACACCCCATAGAATGATGAGTATTATATTCATTTTCTTGGAGAGGGTCTGAATGGACAGGTAGGGCAACCGCTGCCGCAGCAACCAGGGACGCAATAATTTTTTTCATACAAACTACCCCCTTCCATTTCCCGAATTCCAACCACCAGGTCCTGAATGAAAATTTTCTGAACCTCCAGAATAATCATAATCTAAAGTTACATCATGATTTTGAGTTGCAATTTCATACATTTTTTGATGAATATCTTCCGATTCAACGAAAAAATTATTTTCAAACTCTTGACGTTTCATTTTAATTTCTTGTTCCATATAATCAATTTGTTTTTGTGTTCTTGGTGGTGCTGGTCCAAACCATTCATCATCTTTAAGATATACAGGTGCCGGAGTTCCCGTATAATAATTCAGTGCATCTTGTTTAAATGCCTCACCTGCACAGTCAACTATATTTTTATCGATGGCACACTCAATATCTTTTTTATCGATAACATCAGGCCAATTGATACTAGTTGCTTGTTTTCTTCTAAAAATACCCATTGATTCTTTAAGTTTTTGAATAATCATTGCCAGTGATAGTGATAGAAGTTTCCTTTGGGGTGACACATGGGATCTTCGGATGGTATTCGATATCCCAACATAGATTGTCCTTTAAAATCTGTTCTTCCATTTAGAACTCTTGACCAATAGGCAATACTGTTATTACCATTTGGAGAACTTAGTTTGTTGATTAATCTAGGATCTGGAACTATGTATGAATTAAAATCAAATCCTTGATATTGTCCCGGAGCAAATACTACTCCAGAAATAGTATTCGGAAATCTATCAGACAAAACACGATTCAAAACAGAAGCAGCTACACAATATTCATCAGCAGAGTTTGGATGTGCTTCTACCTGAACTACCATTGCCAAATTTTTGTAATCAACAAGTGTAAGTGCGGCAAGAAGTTCTAACATAAATCAATCTTCTCCAAGATATTCTAGTGAAAAAATTTCATGGTCTTTGACATCCGGATCTAACCATTCATCAAACTCCATTCTAAGGGAATGTGCATCTTCAACTGATTTTAACACGTCATCAGTCTCACTATCACAGAGAACGTGCAGTCTATCAACTGTCCATTCATGTACTTTCTGCAGAGTGTCCTCTAAAGTTACCATAGTCTTTTCGCATGTAGCGTCCAAGAATATTGCTATTATAGTACGCTGGGGCACCATTGTCAAGAGATTCAGATAAAACATTATTTAAAAATAATTGTTTAGTCTCTTCATAATTACAAGTTCCCTTTGTTTTATGTAGACTCAATATTTCTCTACTGAAGTTCTCTTTTCCATATTTTTTGATATCGTCTTTTAATTCAGGACAAGAACCATAATACTTTTTCCAATCTGATTCTTGTTTTACTTTTCTTTTCTTTCCAGGAGGTTTTCTAAAAGACCAAAAATACTTTCTCCCAATGTACTGTCGTTTGTTCGACTTATTGGTAATGAGATACACAAAACCAAAAAAGTCCCGAACATCGTCCCCAGTAAAAGGTCTCTCCAAATATATCCATGGGTTTTCATATGAATCCATTCATGTTATTCAAGCTCTTATTATATATCCATCAACCCTAACAAAGATATTCTAGACAAAAAAAGAGAGGGTGTCAAGCCCTCTCAAGAATTATGTCAGTCCTTTGGCATCTTTGCCCCAGACTTATGTCTAGTAGTGCCTGCAGAATCAACATATGTTTCTCTCTCCTTTCTAGGAGATACATAACCAACTCCAGGAACTACACCAGTCTTACCAGCAGATCTGGCAGCATTTCTGTCTGCTGCTCTCTGTGCCGCTCTCTTACGATTACGATCATAAGAACTCATTGCCTCTTCTATGGCAGCAATTTCCTTCTCAGAGAACTTACCAGTTGCCTTGAGTACCTCTACATCTTCACTCATTCTCTTAGCAACACCAGCTGCCTTGGAAGCAACTTTCTTTGCTGCTCTACCAATCATTCCCTTGATACCACTCTTGACCTTCTTCTCTACTCTTTCAGTGCCTCTCGCTGCTGCTTTTGCTGCCTTTCCAGGAGCACTCTTTACTGTGCTGGCAGCACCAGATACTGCTTTCTTGGCAGAACTAGCAGCAAGAGAAGCATCAACAGCAGCACCTGCTGCTTTACTCTTTGCCTTTGCCATTGCACCTTTAGCAGCAGTTCCTGCTTTACTGGCAGCACCTTTAAGAGCTTCTCCTGCCTTTCTCATTGCAAATCTTCTTCTGGCGCCTACAGGAGCACCAGACTTTCTCATAGGAGCAGTGTCACTACCAAAAGTTACTTTTGCTTCGTCAATGTAATCATTGGCAGCATCTTCAACAATGACGATAGCATCTTCTTCAGAATATCCTTCTGTAACTAATTCTTCAACTAGTTCATCGCAGATCTCATGTACGAGTTCTTCTTCAATAACTTCTTCTACCTGATTAAATTCTTCACAAACTTTTTTAAATTCGGAGAATTGTTTTTGAGACAAGGACATTTTTCTTATTCTGTATCCATATGAAAATATTTATAAAAAAAGAGGGACTACTCGTCCCCCTTGTATGCTTGATATCCATCATATTCACCGAACATATAGGAATCAGATAATGCTGCCTCTCTATATGCTCTCATACTATCAGAGACTAAATCCTGCGAAGGTATCTCCTTTGACATCTTGTTTAATTCCTCCAACAATGTAGGACTCGACTTCGGTTTCTTGTGGGGCAACCTGAAGACCTTTTGAAGATATCCAGTGCTCTGTCCAAGGAAGTGGATTATTCTTTGCGGCAATGTCATAGATCGGTTTTAATCCAATTGTCTTCATTCGACGGTTGGCAATCCATTCAACATATTGCTGCAATAGTTTATCATTTAAACCAATCATAGAACCATCTTTAAACAAATACTCTGCCCAAAGTTTTTCTTGATTCACTGCATTTTCAAATGTGCGAATTAACCAAGGTTCTTCCTCCTTGGCAATTTTTTGCATATCTGGGTCGTCACCGTTTCTCCACTTATTTAGAATGTTCTGAGTAATTACCAAGTGCTGATTTTCATCTCTTGCAATTAAGGAGATGATTTTTGCACTTCCCTCCATAAGTTTGAGTTCGCCAAATGCAAAACTACAAGCGAAACTGACATAAAAGCGAATACCTTCAAGAATATTAACGTTTGCAATTGCTCTATAGAGTTTGCGTTTGAGTTCATATCTTGATTCTTGTGCATAGGTAACTTCTTCTAATGCGTACTTCCAATCATTACTACTGTCATAATGATGTGCAGAATTAATGAAGTCATTATATGCCTCAGTCACACTAGTGGCACGTTCAAGAATACGATCATCATTTAGAATAGTATCAAATACTTCTGAAGGATCCGAATAAACATTCTTAATGAGATATGTATATGAACGACTGTGGATCATTTCCATGAATCCCCAGACTTCCATACATGCTTCTAATTCAGGTAGTGAACAGTAAGGGATAAAAGCCATCCCAGGACCACGCCCTTGTACAGAATCCAGCATAATCTGATATTTAAGATTGCTGGTAAAAATGTGCTTTTGTTCAGGTCGTAGTGTCTGATAGTCTGCACGATCTTTTTGTAATGAAACTTCTTCAGGTCTCCAGAAGTATCCAAGTTGTTGAGTAGTCAGTTTATCAAAAACCGGATACTTATAAGAGTCATACCTTTGAATACCCAAAGGTTTTCCAAAAAACATTGGTTGCTTTTTTCTATCAACCTGTTCAGAATTAAAGACGGTCATTTCAGTGACCGGTGTATTTTTGTTGTCCACAGAATCTGTTTTAAATTTTACAAGACTCACAGTCTTCCTCCTCGGCGGTTTCTAATTGACTAATTAAACTTTCTAATTCGGACTTTGTTTCCTCAAGTTCATCATTCTTATTATCATATGTGTTCTGATAATAAGAAGTCTTCCATCCATACTTATATGTTTTAAGTAGATCCTGTGCCATCACTGAAACAGGAACTTCATTGTTCTCATATTGTTGTGGATTGTAACTCCAGTTTCCAGAAATTGCCTGGTCAAAGAATTTTTGCATTACAGCAACAATATTAATATAACCATTATTGGACTCCATATCCCAAAGAAGCGTATAATTGTTTTTAAGAGTTGTGTATTGTGGAACAACCTGTTTAAGGGTTCCCTTCTTGCTCTTTTTAGTGGACAAGTACGCTCTAGGTGGTTCGATTCCATTCGTGGCATTTGACACAACGGAACTGCTCTCTGAAGGCATTTGTGCCGACAGTGTTGAGTTCCGTATTCCGTATAGAATAACGTCGTCTCTAAGATTCTCCCAATCATAGTGAAGCTCATTTGGGACTATCTCATCGACATCACTCTTATATGTATCAATGGGAAGAATTCCACTTCCATACTTTGTTCTGTAACTATATTCACAGGCACCTTTCTCCTTGGCAAGATCTACTGTAGCACGAATAAGATAATATTGAAATGCCTCAGTGAGATCATGCACAAGTTTCCATGCCTCAGAATCATTATAGGACACCCCGTGCTTAGCAAGATAGTGTGCTAGTCCAATGTAACCAATACCAAGGGATCTCCTTGCCTTTGTGGCAGTTTCTGCTGCTCTGATGGGGTATCCTTGAAAATCAATAAGTTCATCAAGACTCCTAACAGCAAGATCACAGAGGCTTTCAAGATCCTCAGTGCCCCTAATTTTACCAATATTAATAGCAGAAAGGATACAGAGAGCAATTTCCCCAGATTCATCGTCAATGTGGTTCAGTGGTTTGGTAGGAAGAGTGATCTCTTGACACAAATTACTCATCTCAACTTTATCAAGGAAAGATGAATGACTGTTACAGTGATCAATATTCATGATGTACAGTCTACCAGTTTCTGCTCTTTCTTTCAAGATGTCCAGAAAAAGTTCTTGTGCTCTGATAGTCTTTCTTGGAACAGACTCATCCTGTTCATAACCCACATAGAGAGAGTCAAATGAATCAGTACCAAAAGCATCATTGAGACCTGGTACGTCATGCGGTGAGAATAAGCTAATTTCTCCATTCTGGATGAAACGCTCATAGAAAAGTTTTGAAATCTGGATGGAGTAATCAAGTTTTCTTACCCTGTTATCTTCTGTGCCTTTATTGTTCTTAAGAACAATAATATCTTCTATTTCTTGGTGCCAGATTGGGAAGTGGACAGTCGCTGACCCACCACGAATTCCATTCTGTGTACAGCAGCGGACAGTTGATTCAAACTTTTTAAGGAAAGGTACAACACCTGTGTGTTGAACTTCTCCGCCTCTGATTTTACTGTTGACGCCACGGATTCTGCCTGCGTTGATACCGATGCCCGCCCTTTGTGCAACGTATCTGCCAATAGCCATATCAGAGCTAAAGATGCTATCGAGGGAGTCATCAACATCAACAAGAACACAGCTAGCATATTGTCGAAGTGGAGTTCGCACTCCTGCCATGATAGGTGTGGGAATGTTGATTTTGTGTTTGGAGATTGCGTCGTAGTATCTTTTGACATAATCCAACCTTGTGTCCTTAGGATATTTGGAAAAAATGGTTGCTGCAATCAGCAAGTACATGAACTGTGGAGTTTCATAGAGTGCTCCAGTGCTCCTATCCTGTACAAGATATTTATCCACAACTTGCCGTAATCCGGCATATGTAAACAAATAATCACGGTCATGATCTATGAAAGATTGAAGTTTATCAAATTCTTCAGCATCATACAGATTCATAATTTCGGCATCATAGACACCTTTTTTGATACAATCATTCACATGATTTTTAACAGTCGGTGCTTGATGCATACGTCCATACAATTGCTTACGAAGGGCAAACAAAAGCAGACGTGCAGCAACAAATTGATAATTGGGATGATCCAGATCAATAAGATCACTTGCCGATCGAATCAGAATCTCTTGAATTTCTTCTGTAGAAACACCATCATAAAACTGAATACCAGATTGAATTTCAACCTGACTTGCAGAAACTCCGGCAAGATCCTTACATGCCTCATCAACCATCTTATGAAGTTTATTCAAATCAAGAGGTTCTGTTGTGCCGTTTCTCTTGACTACTTTTGTGCCGTTGGTCATATTTTTTTCCAATTGTTAAATTTAATTTTTGCTTCTAAGCCTTGATATGTATTTGATTTTAACATGGACATAACTTCATGTCCAGCAAGAATCATATCATTGATATCTTTCTCCGTTATATTTGTCGGCCAAATAATTACGGAGTCGCCACTATCGATTGTTCTAGAGATTCGTTCGACAATCTCTCTGTTCCTGGGTTCGTTATCATAAACCCAAACAGGATTGCTAATCCCCCAACTATGCACATCAGCATCAGCTCCGCACATAGCAATCGAGTTGCGTATGAATGTCGAGTCAAAAGGACCTTCTGTAATATAGACGGTAGAGGTTTTGTCAATTGTTTCAATTCCATATGCTTTTGGTGCCTCGTCCTGAATCATAATGGTGATATATTTATTAGGAGATTTATCTAGTGCTCTTCCCTGAAATCCTATTAAATTTTTTGTTTCATCATACATTGGTATGACAATTCTAGGTTCATCCCTACCTATAGTGTCAAATGTTTTTTTCTGTGTATTTGTCCACGATTTAAATCTGTCAGCATAATAAAACTTATCAGGATTAATTTTTCTATTCTCAAGATATCGTTTGGCAACAGGATTTGAAGATGCCTTTGGAAGATTAATTGATTTTTTAAATACTGGTTTTTTAAACTCTAACTTTGGTTCTTCAACAACAAAATTTTTACCTGTGTGCCCCTCCTTAAATTTTTCCATTGTATATTGCTTGTGCAATGTGCCGTCAAGAGTCTTGATAAAATTATTCAATGACATACTGGCACCACAATTATGGCACTTGAAGTTAGTATTATTCTTGACCTGGTAAAGATATCCCCTTGTCTTGTTTTTATTCTTCTGTGAGTCTCCACAGATAGGACACCTGAAATTATAAAGATTATTTTTTACTTTTTTAAATTTCTGGAGACGTGATGATATTAGACCAATATACTTGGAGTCAACCAGATCCATTACAAGAGACTTCTACTGTCTTTCCATTATAACCTGCTGTGCCTGTGGAGTCAAGAAGTTTTGTAGCAGTTTTTGACCTGGCATACTAACTATAAATGATATCACAATTAGGGAACCGGCAATAGTCCACATCTTCTTTTCCATAATACGAAGACGTTCATCAATTTTTCTTATATCTCTTTCACATCCTTTTTTTATTTCATCTGCTCTTCTATTGACTTCACGATGAACACTTTCTACTTTTTCAAATAGAACTGCATCAATTCTATCTTGTTTCTCTAATTTTTCATTATGAACAGCAAGCAGTTGTCCCATCTTTACAGAGTTATCCTGCAAAGACTCAACCACACGTTCTAGTCTTTCTAAGATTGCCGAATTAACATTATTACTACTGTTATCGTTATCGTTATCCATTTTTTAAATTCTGTATCCACATTCTTCTCGAACCATATCTTCCTACAGGAGTTTGTTTTCTTTTTTTCTTCACAGGAGGTTCATCGGGGGGCAATCCTGCTATTGCACCACCACTAGCATTATTTGTTGGGATTCCCTCTTCATTAAGATTTCTAATAATATTTAGAATTTTATCTATATTCATTAGAGTGCCCTTAGTTGTGCTAAACAATAGTAATCTTCTTCAATATCAGATATTTTTGTCTTCGGATATTCTGGAATACGATCCAAAAATATTAGAAAACTTTTTATACATGGCCAAAGTTCACGTTCCATATTGTAAAACAATAACGGCACTGCAGCGTCACTGAAGACGTTGAACAGAACCGTTAAATGATTAAGTATGAGATGTGTTTTTAATTGCCCAGAATTTTTATATCTTTTCAGTAACCTTTTGATATATTTGATACGTTTTAAATCGTCCTCAAAATCATCCTTGGTTACTGCCTGAGGATTATCATAAAATTTTATAGCAAAGAGTAGATAATTACCCTCGTTCAATTCATCAAATCTCATATCTTATCTCATTTTATTAGCTATCTGGGAACTTAGTATCTTCCGCATCACCAGTAATTGTGCTTCCCGCAACAAGAGTTTCAGTTTTTACTCTCAGATTTCCGTGATTATCAACATATGTCGTGATACCAACCCAACCGGCATGAGCAGGTGCATATTGACGTGCCTCACCTGAAGCAGCATTTGCAACACTTTGTTCGGTAGTATCTACACCATAAATTTCTGCAGCGTCATAATTAGTGTCAAAAATTGTGGATATAGGTCTCTGACTGATTACATATGCTGCACCAGAAATCGTACCAGTATCTAATGTGCTTGGACCTGCTTCTAAAACTAGAGTAGTTCCATTAGTTACACTAGCAATAACTGCTTCACCTTGAGTAGAACCAGTGCCTACAGTGAGTACATCACCAGCACTAATTAATCCTGCTGTATTAAAAGTTGTTCCGGTTCCAGTTACAGTTACACCACTAATTGCAATTGTTCCGTCAGAATAGACGGCATCTTTATTGCCCCAAAGAGACATGTTTCCTTACCCTATAATTCTTTATACAGATATTTATAATTTATTCCTCTTCTCTGGTTTTAATTGCCTTTGCCACTACTTCAAGCAATTGATCGTCCATTTCAGTTTTAGTTAACTTAACTGCCTTAGAAAGAATAACAAGACAGATCTCAACCATCTTCTCACCAAGTTCTTCATTCTCCGGAATCTTGGCAACTGCATCTTTAATAATTTTTGAGGCAAGTGGGAGTAAAAATGCTAACATAGTTTGATACCAACATCTACACTATATAGCTATTCACTCTTTATTTGATACGAATCTTCCCTTTTCTTTGTCCCATTTCTTTACTTCACCTGGACGAAGACGATCTCTTGCCTCTTTTGCCTTGGCATAAAATTTGCCAAACTTCATTCTTTTATCTGCCTTCTCAAATTTTTTCTTCTCTCTATCATATCTATCATACTTAGTTTCTTCCTTTGCTACTTTCTTTTCAGGAAGACCTTTATGCTTAGTTGATGCAAAATCTTTTGCATCTTTCTTTTTCATGGATGCAGCTGCTGCAGCAACTTCAGGAGATGGGTTGGGCATGTCACCTTTTTTGGTGGCATACACCATACCCATAAATCTCTGCTGTGCTTTTGATACAGCAGGCATTATTTTTTCTTAGTATCCATAATGGCACCTTTGCCATACTTAGCAGTAATAGATGCTCTTACGGCATCCATTGCTCTTTTTCTGGATTCTTCTGCTTTCTTTTTATCAACTGGACCGGTTGCTACATTTCTAGCAGGTCTATCATATCTGGTGTTTCCATCAACACCACCACGTTCCATGCGACGATCTCTCAGAGAATCTTCAGTTTCCTCTTTAGTCATACGAGCAGACTGAAAATTACGTGCCATTTGACCTGCTGCTTTCTTTTGTGCCTTTGCTCTCTTAGAACCAGGTTCAGACTTTTCTAATTCATCAGACTTTGCCATCGCACGACGACCAGGGGACATGCGTGCCTTTTCGTCACTACTCTTTAACCTATTATAAGTAGAAGCAGGAGACTGATACATCCCCTGATACTTCTCATCAACCATTTCACCTTCCATATCATAAGACATCTTGAGTCCTCTCACTCTCAACTTATTCTTAATCATATTCATCATAGCATAGTTTCCTCTAGGATCTAGAGTCTCCTTTGATTCTTTAGATTTGGAACCTTCATTCTCTTCACTATAATTCAAAGGCAATCTTCCCTGTCTTTGCATTTGCATTGCCTGCCTTTGCATCATCATTTTTTTCTGAAGCATCTTTTTCTTATTATCAAGTTGCCTCTTTTCTTCTGGTGAAGGACCAGTCTTAGGTTTATCCATCGTAGATTGTTGCTCATTCATTGGTGGATTCACAACAACCTTATTCTTACCCTTCATTACATCAAGTTTCTTTTCTTTCTCTTCACCCTCGGCAACAATAAACTCTTCAGTTCTAGTATCTTGTCCGTCTGGTTTCCCACCCTTCTTACGTTGTATGGCGTTATGTACTGCACCGGCATGTTCCTTGGAACCACTTTCTACTTTTCCATCACCATCATAATCTTTAGCAGCTTTCTTTCCCTTACCAGTCTTGTCGTAAGTATCAGGTTCTCCGGAACTCTTACCGGCAATTTCCACAGAAGAAATATTAGGATTCTTTCTCAGTTCTGCAATCTTAGCACGATCTGCTTTTCTGAGGTAAGACTTACCAGTCTTCTTATCTTTAACCCTTACAGTATACTTAGATCCCTCTGCTGCCTCAAATATTTTTTCAAAGACACTTAGAATAGCATCACTGGCAGCACCATCAAGATTAACGAAATCATACTCTTCACCAATGAGCATCTTTTTGGCAAGTGCCTTAACAGGACCAGGAGCAGGAGACTTACCCAACTGCTGCATGTATGCACGCTTTAATGAGGCAGGATCAGTTTTTTGCCCGTCCTTGAACTGACCTTTTACTTTATATCGAACATCATATGCCAACTGTCTAGCAGCCTTTCTTACTTTATCATTAGCACCAGGTGCCTGTTGTGCAGGTTTATCCATCTGAAGACAAATACTTTTACTTTTTCTTATATTTATTTATGAATTGCCTACCCCAACTAGAACCCTTTACCATAGTCTCTGCATACTTACGAAGAGCATCAGTTCCAACTCCTCTTTGATTTGCAGGAACACCAGATACATCAGTCACATCTTTAATCCAAGATTTAAACATAATATCGTCTTCGGTAACACAAATAAGATAGTTAGTTCCTCTACGGATAATCTTACCGACTAAACCAGTGTTGAGATTTTCTACAAGATCACCAACTTTGTAAATATTTTTCCTTACAAAATTTTCACGAAGATTTCTCCAATCAAACTTTGGTGCAATTTGCCAAAGACTCCAACCTTCTTTAATACCCATTGCATCACGGAGAGTATTGTATAATTGTTTTGTCTGTTTATCGTTCATAGATGTCGGAACACCTTTTCTGAAAGAGGAATAGTCACCTTCGGCAGCTGCCTTTCTTTGTTTTGATGCAGACATTCCTTCAGTTCCTTCGGAATCAGGATCTCTATCTCCTGCAGAAAGAACTTCTACATTATCAAAGTTATAAAGTCTACCATTATAATCATTTGCTAGTTTTTCAAATTCTTTTACTCTATCGGCACCACCAAGAATACGAACTCCGGCATATCCATCAGTGTGTGCTTTTTTCAAGACATCAAAAATTGTTCTGTTACCAGGATCATTTACAATTTTTCCACTATGACCAGGATACATTTGTTTCATAATCTCAACCTTAGTATCAGGATCTAAGGGATTTTTTTTCTTATCCTGACTGCGTGATGGAACAATAATATAATCACCCTCATCAGAACTTGATGCAACTGTATCTAAAAGTTTTTCATGTCCTGTGGTAGGAGGATTGAACCTACCAAAAGCAACGGTCAAAGTTCCTTTTGTTTTTTCAACTTCAGGCGGACCTTGTGGTTCTTGAATTTCACTACTTGAAGTTGCCTGAGATAATCTTTTCTCAGTATCAGTGTTTGGTGGATCTTGCTTACCAACACGTTGCCTTTTATTATAAAACTTAAGTTGTCCTTTCTCAGTTTTTGCTACAAACTCACCCTTCTTGTCATACCATCCACCATGTCCATCACCAACCAGTCCCATTCTTTTTGCCTGCTGGACTGCAGTTGACTCAGATAAAAATTGAAAAAAATTCTTCATCACTTCCTTTTACTTAATTCTTTTATTACCTGACGTTTATGAGATACAATGTATTCTAGCACACCCTGACGCATATGCTTATATTTATCTTTTGCTTTTTGTGTCTTAGAACTAGCAATTTTTTTACTTAAGGTAATATAAACGTATGCAATAAACTGATCATATTTTTCTCTTAAACTTTTAGAATTTGGTTGAAAAGAATTTATCAATTCAATTATTTGTAAGTTCATTATTCTATTTTACCATAGGGCCCGGAGTTTGGTGACTGAGAATTAGCATAGAAATACATCTCTTGCACTATTTTATTTTGTATTTTTCTGGATTGCGACTCAAGTATCTTTGCAAATTTAACTCCAGTATACTTTGCAAATCTCCATTTAGCATCCTTATTTTTAACCTGTGCAACAAATTCTTCTTTTGTTAAATTCATTGGTTGTATCTTTTGTATATCATCATATATTTCTTCCATCAAACTAATATCTTCTAATTGAGGACTATTTGTATAATTTGGTATCTCAGAAAGTCCAAAAGATTTTAGCATTTTATTCAAAGGTCCAAATGATATTTTCCCTTGATTTGCTGCCGTTCCTTGAATCTCACCTTTCCATCCGGAAGGTCCTCCAGAATCAGATCTCCACTGAATTTCAAATCTTCCACCAGGTTTCCAAATAGTAAAAGTATCCATGGCACTTAAAGGATTATCTGGTTTTTTGAAAATAATAGTCCCTGCATACTGAATATCACCGGCATTTCTATCTTTAGTCATATTATAATACTTGAATGGTTTAGCACCTTTTGCAATTTTTTTCAAAGAAACACCGATTAATTTTTTATCATTGATCATATTAACCATTAACTGATTAAGTCCTTTAATGGTAGGAGCATCTTGTATCATTTTCCAATCAGATTCTGACATTGTATTTGACACAAGATAAAAATCAGCAGGACTCCATTTATTAATATTGCTGAATAATTTTTCTTTTCTATTAAGTTCTTTTAATTTAGATTCTATTATTGAAACTTTTCTACTACCTCTATGAAATATCCAATTAACATTTTTGTCAACATTAGAATATAATTCATTAGCTCCTTGAATAGATGAATTAATCCAATCTTCGGAGATGTTAATCATATCCTCAAATTTTGCATCAACATCAATAAAACTTTTACACTTTTCAAAATTACTTACGGATACATCTTCAACTTTTATTTTTCTTTTCAATGATCTGAATGCTAATGCTGCATATAAACACTGCGCTGATTCGACATTTCTAGTTTGAAGAGCTCCTCTATCTGCACCTTTTCTAACAGGTTTATAAAGTATAATAATTTTATCATTAGTTAAATTTACAACAGTGGCAGGAAAAGAAGACGCTCCAACCTTTTCTCTGGTTATCTTATTATTTGGAATTTTTGATTTTGTGAAAGAGTCTTCAACTTTTTTCTGCATGGAAGCTCTATCAGGACCTTTTACAATAAAGGTTGTACTTCTAGAAGTAGCTGCTTTTACTGTGACATCAAATTCTCTAAATGATGTAACTATTCTATAAACCTCTTCCCCAAAATTCATTTTTATTTTTATTTATCCCCTATAAGCCAACTAACGGACTTGAACCGTTGACCTGAGCTTTACAAAAACCCTGCTCTATCCAGCTGAGCTAAGTTGGCAAAAAAGTCAGAGTTTGCCTCCGACAAAAGCATTTCCGACAACTCTAGTATATAAATGGAGAGTTCCTTCTTGTTCACATTTGAGATGCCATCGTGTCATAATGACAACCGAATCTCTTGTGGGACCAGTAAGCATTTGACGACCTTGTTTGGTTTCACTTGACCATAAACCGAATCGTGTTTCCCATACACGGAAACAATCATCGATCCATTCATATTCAGAAATTTCAGGATGCTCATTCATTAGTGTCTTCTTCCTTTTTATTAAATCCAAACGGACCTTCTTTTTCGTCCAGTGCAAACTTAAGAGCAACACCACCGACAGCTTCCATAACTCTCAAGATATCTTCTGCTTTTGCACCTTCACCAAGTTCTCTGGCAATATACCAATACTTAGGCCAGAAAGTTTCTCCTGCTTTTTGATAATCTTCAAGTGTTAATAGTTTCATTTTCCAACTCCATAATCAGGTGCTTTTTTTTCAAGTTCACGAATAGTTTGATGCAGTCTTTCTACTGCCTTACGCATCTCTTCAGTTTCTTCATACTCCCAAGTTTCACCTTTACTATTTACAAATTCTTTTTTAGTCATAAGTCTCCCTCCTTACGATTTTCTGAATGATGAACATCAAAACTACCACCAGGATATCTAGACTCAAGTTTTTCAACATTCATCTCAATTACTTCATCAAAGGTAGTATCAAGTGCCATACATGCCTGTGCCAGATACCAACAAATGTCACCTAGCTCACGTTTCATGTGGAAGACATTTTCTTCATTATAAGGTTTACCTTGCAGGAAGATTTTCTTTACAACTTCGGTGAACTCACCAGATTCTGCAGTCAAACCAAGTGCGGCAGTCATGAGTTGAGTGACATTGCAGTCATTGGCATCAAGTTCTCTCAAACGTGCCTCAAGAATTTTGGGATCCAAACTAGGAGCACTGGTGACTCCCTTTACAAATTCAAGATACTTTTTAGTGTCAACAGTCATTAAAACTTAAACCCCTCAAAAGATTTTTTTGATTTATCTTCGTCATTATACTCTTCTTCCTGCCCACTGTCAAGAATATCGTCCTGTGCCTTTTGCTCACAATCATATAGTCGCATCTTGGCACGATCAATTCCGACAATAAATCTCTTGAAGATAGTCGGATCATTATATCGATTCTTCAACTGCTTCACCATTATCTGACCAAGTTGTTCAAGTTCCTCAGTGCTAATAAGGGCAAACATAAGATCAGCAGTAGCAGGGAGACCAAAGGACTCCGAAGTGTCAGTAATGTCAACATCAGAGCTACCATAACCAGAACGAGTGGTCTGCGTGGCAGATACGATAGGGACGTTTGATTCACAAGCCAATCCTCTAAGTTCTTCAGCAATTGCTTTAATATATGAATA